TGATGCGCCCGTGGATTCAGAGCAAGATTGACGCAGCCCCGCAAGCCGAGGCGCAGACCAATAACCCCGACGGCAACAATTAAGACATGAGCAAAACAACTGAACAAAATATAGAGCGCCGCACGTTCACCGGAACCGTGGAGCTGCGCATGGCCGAAGGGCAGGATTTCCCGACCGAGGTAACCGGCATCGCCGCTGTGGTAAACCAACGCACGGACATCGGCTGGTTTGAAGAAGAGATTGCGCCGGGCGCATTCGATGACGCGCTGACATTCAGCGATATCCGCGCCTTGTTTAATCACGACCCCAACCGCATCTTAGGACGCACCGCCGCCGGCACCGCGAAGGTATGGGTAAACGATGAGGGACACCTTGCGTATAGCTTCGTACCCGACCCGTCCAACCCTGAGCATGTCTCGGTTGTGCGTTCAATCCAGCGCGGCGACATCACCCAAAGCAGCTTCGCGTTTATCACAAACGGCGTGCAGTGGGTATGGTCTGACAAGTACGGGCAGGAAGGCACGCGCCGTATCCTGCGCATGAAAGAACTTTACGACGTTAGCCCCGTAACCTATCCGGCCTACAGCGGTACATCAGTAGGCAGCCGCGATGCTGAAGCTATCCGCCAGGAGCGCGACGCGATCATCGCAGAACGCGACGCACAGACCGAAGCCGCCGCCGCCGAACTTGCAAAACAACGCAACGCCCGCCGCGACCTTGCCGGCATCATTGCTAAGACCTTGTAAAAAACATTCAACAGAATAAACGATGAAACAATTGAAAGAAAAGCGGGAAGCATTGGCCGCATTGCGCGGTGAATTGCTGACCCTGTCTAAGGCCGAAAGCCTGACCGACGAACAGATCACCCGCATGGCGGAAATCAACAGCGACGTTGAAAAGCTGGCCGGCGAGATCGCAACCCTGGAAGCTACCCAGCGCAGCCTTGCCGCCGTACCTGTGGTACACACCACCGGCACCGGCGAAGCCCGCGAGCAGGACAAACTCAGCAAGCGCTTCAGCATGATTAAGACCATGACCGAGCTGAGCAGCCGCAGCGCGGTTTCAGGTCTGGAAAAGGAATTGGCCGACGAAGCACGCGAGCAGAATATGCGTGCCGGATTGACCGCCAGCACAACCGGCGTAACCCTGCCCGCGTGGCTGATCAATCGCCGCGCTGCCAAATCTGAAAAACGCGACATCACCGTAAGCGGTGGAAGCGGCATCACCGAAGGCGGCGGAAACGTTGCCACCAACGTGGGCGGCATCCTGAATGCGCTTGAGTCTTACATGATCCTGAGCCAGCTTGGCGTGCAGATGTTTGACGGCCTTGTTGGAAACCTCCGCTTCCCTGCGAACACTACCGCCCCGGTGGCTACATGGGAAGGCGAAACCGATGCAGCCGCTGAAAGCACTCAGACCTGGGCTAACCGTACCCTGAGCGCGAAGCGCCTCGGTGCCTACATCGACGTTTCCGACCAGATCCTGCTTCAGTCAAGCAACCCCCTGGAAGCCTGGGTAATGGACTACCTGCTGCGTGCCGGTGCCACCAGCCTTGAGCGTGCGGCCATTAACGGCGGCGGTTCCAACGAGCCGACCGGCATTATCGCCAACAGCGACGTAACCGTAACCTTTGCCGGCAATGCTGCCAGCAACGCGACCAACGCCAACGGCGCAAACCAGGTATACGCTGACTGGGTGAACCTGTACAAGCAGGCAATGGTAAACAATGCGACCATGCAGAACCTCGCCTACATCACAAGCCCGCAAGTTCATGCCGACGCGATGATCCGCCCCAAGCAGTCCAGCGGCGTAGAAGGTAACTTCATCGTGACTCAGGCCGGCGTATCGCCTCTCGGTTTTCCTGTGTTGGCAAGCACCAACGTACCCAGCACCTTGACCAAAGGCACCAGCTCCGACCTGAGCGCCCTGATCTTCGGTGACTTCAGCCAGCTCGCCCTCGGTAGCTGGGGTAACCCCATCCTTGAGATGGATCCATACACCCAGAAGGTGAATGGCTTGAACCGCTTCCACTTCATCAACTTTGTGGACGCCCTGGTGCTTCAGCCTAAAGCCTTCGCCGTGTGTAAGGACATTGACGCAACTACCCCTGCCTAACCTCTCCTAACCCCCAATAACCCTGAACACCGGCGCGGTGTGTGGTAGTCAGCCGCGCCGTGTGTTTGGGAATCCCGGATGGCCTTAACTGCGCTTTCCGGGAGCCAATCGAACCCGACCCATTTTGGCACGGGTTCAAAAAAACCAAACCAATGCAGACCCTGAAAATCAAATGGATAAGTAACCCCGCCGCATACGACTGCTGTTACAGCGTCGGCGAAGTGTGCGAGCTTGAAGCGAAGCGGGCGCAGCTGCTTATCGACGCCGGCGCTGCTGAACATTACAGCGAACCTGCCACGACCGAAACCGCCACCGCCAAACCGAAAGCCGAAACCGCAACCGCCAAGCCTCAGCGCAAACGATAACCATGCACCGCCGCATCGTAAATACAATTCAGCCCGCGTCCGCTTACATCTCCCTACAGGACTGCAAAGACCATCTGCGTTTAATCAACACAGACGAAGATGGATATATCGCGGCTATTCTCGATGCGGCTTTTGACGTTTGCGAAAATTACGTCGGCTATCCTATCCGGTTGACCAACGTACAATTCACGTCCTACACCTGGATTAATGCCGACCTTGATTTCCCCGGGCGGTTTGTTTCCCTCGATTCTGTCAAATACTACGCGGAAAACACCAACACCCTCACCACCTTCGCCAGTTCCAACTACGCAAGCAAGGCCCACGAGACCGGGCTTGTGCTTCGATGGAACGACGAAACAACCTTACCGAATACCTACGAAGACCGCATCGACGGCGTGCAATACAATACCCAAATGGGATGGATTCCCGGCACACTGCCCGGCGCTATTCGTGCGGCTGTGCTGCTAAACCTGACCGACCTTTACGAAGAGCGGAAAAACGCCGTCATCGGTACCATCCAAACAACCCTCTCACGCGGTTCGGACTTTCTGTTGAACCCTTACAAATTGCAGCGATTCGTATGAACCCCGGACGGATGGACAGGCAACTAACCCTTCAGCGGTTTACCACCGCGCAGAACGCTATCGGCGAAGGGGTCAAGACGTGGACGACCTACGCTGACCGGGTGCCGACCAGCATCAAGCCCGAACGCGCAAGCGAGCGCGTGAACGGCGATAAGCTGGAAGCTGAGAATAAAACGACCTTCGTAATCCGATGGATGACCGGCGTGAATGCAGCCGACCGCCTGCAATATGAGGGCGTAACCTATGACATTAAGAACGTGCGCGAAGTAAACCGCCGCGCTTACCTTGAACTTGACGCAACCCGACAGGTATGATAGATTTTAAAATTGAGGGTGTCGGGTTGGTAGTTGAGAATCTTAGGAAGGTCAAAGACCGCGCCGCCGATAAAGTTGTGGGCCGAATCGTGCGACAGGAGGCAAAAGTTATCGTAGCATCTGCCCGCGCCCGTGTGCCAGTTGCATCGGGCTTGCTTCGCAGTCAGATTGGATTCATCCGCAAGAACGACAGCCGGTTCCCTACTACTGCGCTGATTGGCGTTAACTACAGGGGCGAAGGCAAGAAGCGCGGCACGTCCGCCTATTACGCGCATATTGTGGAATACGGCGGAAAATCCATCCGCCGCACAGCCCGGCCATTTATGGCCCCGGCATTCGAGATGCACCGCGCCCGCGTATCTCAGAACATCATTAAGCGGGTGCGCGAAAAGTTGAACATTAACGACAAAAAATAAACAGATATGGCAACGACCGGAATAGTTAACGGAACCCTTATCGGGTTGTACAAGGTGGCAGGCAGCCCTTCCACTTTCACCAAGATTGCAAACGGCCGCGCCGCTGGCGCCGACCTGTCAATCGACATGATTGAAATCACGACCAAAGACAGCAGCGGTTTCAAAGAATACGTTGCCGGCGAAAAAGGCGGCACGTTTCAATTTGAAGGATTGTTCGAATACGAAGCCTCGGTATCGTCTCAGGGCCTCAGCTTTGATGACCTGGTAACCGATGCGCTCGCAGGTACCGCGTTTACCATCCGCTGGTCAAGCCAAAGCACCGGCGACGACTACCTGGAAAGCTCCGTGCTGATCAGCAGCGTATCGGCAAGCGCCCCGCAAAACGAGAGCGCGACATTCAGCTGCACCATGCAGATGACCGGCACAATCACTCTTGGAAACGTATCCTAATACCTGACACATGACGCAGCTGACTATCGCAAACCAAGCCTATCCAATCGCCTACCCTGTGGCAGCGCTTACGCGGATATTGCGTACGATGAAAATCGACGCAACACAACTGAGCGAAAAAGCCACAAGCCAAAACCTTGCCGACATGGTGGAGTTTACCGCCGCCGTGGCATGGGCCGGGCTTGTGTCGGGAGCTATAAAAGCCGGCAAACCGAAACCGTTTGACGATCCGGACGAGCTGCTGGAGGCAATCGAAAGCCTGGAACAGCTTGCACCCAGCCTGACCGCGTTCAGCGAAGCGTGGGGCAAGTTTACCGGTGCAGACGAAGCCAAAGAGCAGCCGGCCGACCCGGCGGAAACGGAGGCCACCTCACCGGGGGAGCTGTTGCCGCCAACGGTCTGACCGCGTGGGACATCGAGCGCATCGCGTTCGGCGAACTGAACCTGCGCCCGGCGGACATGGAGCAAGCCTGCCCGCAATGGTTCAGGCTGGCGTGGGATGGGAAACGCAAGGCGGCTGAGCGGGAGCAGCGCGACGCATGGAACAGAACCCGATGGCTGGCAGCAGCTATCTGGAACATCCACGCAAAGCACCCGGTCAAGCCTACTGACCTGCTTGAATGGCCGGAGGAAAGGCGGCAACGAATGAATGAGTTGAAACGAATACAGGAAAAGCTAAACACAGACAAGCGATTCCCGAAACAGATAAAACCGAAAGAACCAACCCATGAACAAAGCAGTTAAGGCAATACATTACCTGATGGCCAACACGGCCGGAATAACAGCCGAGATACCAGCATCTAAGGTGTTTCCAGTCCGCGCTCCGCAATCCACGCAATACCCCTATGTTGCCCATCAGTTGCTCAGCAACCGGCCCGAACCGCAAAAGGACAGCGCGAGTAATTTTGATTTTGCGCAGATCCAGCTTTCGATATACGCGGAAACCATGACCGAGGCGCAGGACATCGCAGAGGCCATCCGCACCGGGCTTGACAAGCGGCAAGGCACATTCGACGGCGTGGCAGTTGCCAACATCGAATACCTGGGCGAAACACACCTACCCGAAGACGGCGCCGGCAACGATCAGATTTATTTGATTCAGACGGAGTTTGAGGTAAATTACCACCGCTAATAGACGATGGCAGAACGCGGCGGAGTAGATAGCTTAAACATTGTAATCGGCGCCAATACCGAGGCGCTGAAGAAAGGTCTTGACGATGCGGTCAAGGCGTTTCAAGGCACGTCCCAAAGTCTGGAGAAACAAGCCGCCAAGGCGCAGAAATCTATGGAGCGCCTGCTTAAAGGCGCATCCGACCCCGGCGCAAACCTTAAGCAGCAGAACCGCAACCTGGCCAACCTCGCCAGCGCTTATATGCAAATGGGCGAGGCTGGCAGCGCCGGGTTTAAAAAGGTAACTGAACAGGCCATTGCGGCCCGCCGGCAGATGGAAGACGTCAACGACGCTATCATGGCGGCGGATTTGGAAGGCAAGGCGAAGTTGGCGGCCCGTGGATTTAATGAAGCGACGCAAGCCGTGGCCGGAATGCAAGGCGCTATGCACCTGCTTGGCATGGACACTAAAAGCGCGGCTGAAGTCACGGCAACCTTGCAGAGCCTTATGGCCGTAGGTCAGGGCGTGGAAGGCATAGTAGCATTGGAAGGAACTATTACGGCATTGATAGGAAAGATACAGGGCGCTACCGTTGCGCAGAAATTATTTAATATTGCGTTAAGCCCAATGGGCTTAATCGGTATAGCCACAGCCGCTATATTAATTGTCAGCAGCTTGGCTGATGAAATGACCCGCACTGAAAAAGCGCAACGGGCTGTAAACAAAGTCCTTAGAGAGGCTACAGGAAGCATAGAAAAACAGCGTGTAGAAATTGAATTTTATAAAGGAATTATTAATGACACAACTAAAAGCGAAGACGAACGATATGCGGCTCTTGACAGGCTGAAAGAGTTAGTGCCAACCCTTGCAAACAACGAAATCAACAACGCCAATGCACTTGCCAAAACCAACACTGAGCTAAACGATTACATCAAGAACGCGGTCATTCGCGCACAGATTGATGCACTAATTGCAAAGCGTGCGGATAACAATAATAAAATAGCAGAGGTAACAGCAGAGGGCGCGCGAGGAAACGCAAGCGCTTGGGACAAATTCGCCGGCGCAATTAAATCATTCGGAACAGGGTTTAGCGCGTCAAGCGTTATCGCAATTGAAGGTGCACAAACAATGACCGCATCGCTTCAGGATTTAAATGCAGAAAATGCCGAACTTGACAAGCAGCTTAAATCGTTAGAAGGCCAAATCGGGAAAACCGCTAATGCTCAAAAGAAGTATCAACAGGACGCGAATTTACAAAAGCCTGCTGCTGGCAAATCCGCCGCGCCAAAAATCAAAGTACCGATTGAGGTTGTACCGGAACTTGAACAAAAATCCGGAATAACACAGCAGTTAAAAGACCATGTGCGGCAAGCCGTTGATGCGGACAAAGCAGCAATGGCACCCACGGTGCTTCCAATAGATGTAGATTTTGGCACGGTGAACTTCAAAGAAAACCTTCGCGCCAAAATCCACGAAGCATTCGACTACGCCCGCATGGGTGTATCTGAAAGGTCTTTCCAAATCGCAAGCGACATTGGCAACGCCCTCGACTCAGGCATCAAACAAATGGCTATCAATATGGCCGGGGCGCTGGGCGACCTTGCAATGAACATAGTTGCAGGCGCTGAAGACCCTTTGGCGAAGTTCGGCGACGCGCTGTTAAGCACCCTTGCCGGATTTATGCAAACCCTCGGGCAAGCTATGATGGCGGCGGGCCTTGCTTCGCAGAAATTCCAGGCGCTGCTGTTCACACAGCCCGCGTTGGCAATCGCAGCAGGTGCCGCGCTTATCGTATCGGCCGGCGTGGTTAAGGGCATCATGCAGAAAGGTATCGAAGGCCGGCAATCCAAGGACAGCCCAGCGCCAAACAACCAACCGCAAGGCATCCGACCCTTTGCCGACGGCGGGATCATTTCCGGCCCTACGCTGGGCCTCATGGGTGAGTATCCCGGCGCACGGTCCAACCCTGAAGTAGTGGCACCGCTGAACAAGCTTAAGGACATGATAGGCGGCGGCGGTAACTTGACGACACGCGTAAGCGGTCAGGACTTACTGATTATGCTTGACAGGGCCGAAACAAATAGGGGGAGGGTAAGGTAATGGGTATCAAGTACCGCGCAGAGTTCGATGATATAAACGCCGTCCGCTGGAAAGTGGATATCGACGAGGCCGGCTATTCCGGCAGCGTAAACACGTTCACCGTGGCAACCCCCGGCTTTACAGCGACATGGGAGGGCGACGGCTCGCGGGTTGGGGAAAACCCTATCCGTAGCAGTAAAGCCGTTATCCATTGGCTTGTTTCCAACAGCACAGAGGAAACGTTTCTCGACAGCCTGGCGCAATCGTCTGAGCTGAAATACAACGTCCTGATATACCGGGCCGGTTCGCTGTGGTGGGTCGGCACCGTCTTACCTGACCTGTGCGTATTTGAGAACCGCTATTATCCGTTTGCTTTTGACCTTACGGCGGTTGACGGATTGGGCCGGCTGGCTGACTTTGATTTTGATTATGCGACCAATACCAGCAACCCCGACAATATCACCCTCGGCACAATTATCACCGAGGCGCTGAAGCCGACGAAGCTTGACGGCTTTTACACCAGCTCGGACGTGTACCTTCGCGCTTCCTGCGAATGGGTTGACAGCAACCAGACCACTACCCGTGACGCTTTGGAGTTCACCCGCGCCCGGCGTGTTGCCTTCCTAAAGAATGCAGACAAGGCCGACCACTCCGGCCTGTGGGAGCCTATCAACTGCAAAGACGCGCTGGAAAAAGTACTGCGCTCAATGGGTTGTAGGATTGAGTTCAGCCGTGGCAGCTACCGCATTTATCAACACCAGAACTATCGCGGAACATCCTACACCGAGTTCCACTATTCAAAGACCGGCATAACGTCCGCCGGCTACCTGACAAGCCAAAGCATCAGCCCGCGCAGCGGCGCAACATGGCAAAGCTCAGACCTTGCGCTGACCGCTGGCAGTCAATATACATATTTCCCCGCGCTTCGCCGTGCGGTTGTATCAGCTGAACGCCGCCGGGCTTATGACCTGAGTCAAGCCACCTTCGCCACCGGCATCAAATCCGCCAACCTTACCGGCGTAGGCACAACCCGACCGGCGCGGATTACGGGCCGCGTGCATATCGAAAGCACGAAAGCGGTTTCACGTCTGAAAATTACATGGGGCCGTTACAACACAGCTACCAGCCTATTCACGGACGTTGTGGTATTTGATCCGGCGAAGGCAACAAATGGCGCATTCGATACGCCCGGTGCGCTGACGTGGCAGAGCATCACGCCCGCAAGCGGTATAAGCGCTTACGCTTTCGGGTATGATATTCCGGCCAACTTCCTGACCGGCGCAGACGGGCGGGTACCCGTGGATGTGGATATACCCATACCAGGCACGGCGACAGATTTAGGCGATGAAATACGCATCACGGTCACCGCTGAATATTGGGACTATTCGTATGTTAACGGCAAGCTCGTATCCGGCACGCTTACCTGGAATCAGATTAAATGGCAAGGCTCGCTTGTGCTTGAGGTTATGGCCGACACCACTAATCAGGAATGGGTTGATAAGTCGGAGTGGATTGGAACCAACACAGCGCAAGCCGACAACAGCGTCGCGGTAGAATTGGATAACTGCCTGATTGATGGCAGCAGCCAATTTACAGAAGGCGTGGACATCTACACCGCCGCAACCGTATGGCAGGCCGCATCGGCATGGAAACGCTTCAGCGGCGACAGCTTGACATCCGCACCTCTGCCCCAACTGCTGGCGAACTACATCCTCGCCCACCATTGGCGGCCGGCGCGAATCCTGCGCGGCACGTTCTTCGACCGGCCTGGCTTCCTGTTCGATTGCGTGAACAGCCCGGTGTACGGGTCGGACGTCTACATATGGAACGGCGGCTCATTCACCGCGAATGACGCCCGCTGGAATGGTGAATGGGTGCGCTACCAATTCGACGGCACAGCGTTCGCCGGATCGGTCAAACTCCCATCCAACCGGGACACGGTAGGCACAACCGAGAAAGACATCAAGTCCCTTCGCCAGCGCGTGGCAGAGCTGGGAGTAGTTGCCGGCGGCATAGTCAGCCGGTGGATTGACGGCTGGCTCAATCAGGGCGAAGGCCAAAGCGACATCGGCACACCGACAGGCGGCGACGTATGGCGGCCCGCTGTTGTGTTCAACACAAACGACGGGTTCCAAGCCGCGATACAGCCGGTGTTCGTGTTCGGGAAATCCGTGCTGGATATCTCGAGCAATACAACACTCGACAAAGAGGCCCGTAAGATATTCGTCAACACAAGCGGCGGCGAGGTTATAGTAACCCTGCCACCGGCTTCGCAGTTCCCGGAGTGGGAAACCCTGACGATAATCAAAACCCAGTCAGCCCATAAGGTGAAGATAGACGGCGACGGCGCGGAGACAATCAACGGGTCGACCGTATTGGAAATGACAGGCCATTACGAGACCGCGACACTGGTATCGTACAACGCAACTCAATGGATAAGGATTTAAAAACATGACACCTAATAGCAATAGCAGCGTAGCGGCATGGCTGACCATCCAATGCAGGAAGGGCGATACATTCAGCCGCGACTTCGCCTTCACACAGGCCGACGGCACGGCTTTAAATATGACGTCCTACGTCCTTGTGCTGACCGTTAAGAATACGGCCGGCACGGCTGTGCTTACCATCAGCGGCGGCGACTGGAGCGGCACGGCATCGGGCGGTTTGTTCACAGCCACCAAAAGCGCGGCGACAATGGCCGGACTGACAGCTGGGCAGTATGTGTATGACCTTCAGGCAACCTTACCAGGGGGACAGGTTATTACATACCTACAGGGTAAATTTGTAGTGGACACCGATACAACGACAGCCTAACCATGAGCGACGGAGTTAACGTATACATAGGAGCGCCGGACGGACAGACCGCTGTCAGTGTCAGCAGCGCTGATACAATTTATGTGACCGTATCGGCAGGGTTCACAGGATTGGGCGGTGGCGGCGGTACCAACCTAAGCGCCACCCGTACCAGCACAACCGTCACCGTCAACAGCGACACGGGAACTGATGCCACCATCGCGGCAGCCGATGGCAGCAATGCGGGCGTAATGACCTCGGCGATGCAGACTAAGCTGGCTGGCATCGAAACCGGCGCTGAGGTAAATGACACGGCAAGCGAAATTCTGACTAAGGTACTGACCGTAGACGGCACAGGCTCAGGGCTTGACGCTGACCTGCTGGACGGCAACCATGCCTCCGCCTTCGCAGCCGCAATCCACACGCACGCCATCGGCGACGTGACCGGATTACAGACCGCGCTTGACGGGAAAGCCGCAACCGTTCACACACACGCCATCGGTGACGTAACAGGATTACAGACCGCGCTTGACGGGAAAGCCGCAACCGTTCACACGCACGCCATCGGTGACGTGACCGGGTTGCAGACGGCGCTTGACGCAAAGGTGGATGAAAACGCGGCCATCACCGCAGCCACCAAAACCAAAATCACCTATGACGCGAAAGGCCTTGTAACAGCCGGATCGGACGCAACTACAGCGGACATCGCAGACAGCAGCAATCGCCGCTATGTAACCGATGCACAGCAGACCGTCATCGGCAATACGTCCGGCACGAATACAGGCGATCAGACAATCACACTTACCGGTGACGTAACCGGCAGCGGTACAGGCTCGTTCGCAGCAACCATTGCGGCGGATGCCGTGACGAATTCAAAGCTGGCCAACATGGCTACGGCTCGGTTCAAGGCCCGAATTACAGCGGGCAGCGGAGACCCTGAAGACCTGACAGGCACACAGGCCACAACCCTACTTGACACGTTCACCAGTTCGCTGAAAGGGCTTGCGCCAGCATCGGGCGGGGGCACTACTAACTTCCTCAGGGCGGACGGCACATGGGCAGCACCTGCGGGCGGTGGCGGCGTATCAGATGGAGACAAGGGCGATATAACAGTCAGCAGCAGCGGGACGGTTTGGACTGTCGATAACGATGCGGTGACTTACGCGAAGATTCAGAACGTATCGAACAACAACCGCCTGCTCGGCCGGGCAACATCGGGCGCGGGAGACGTTGAAGAAATCACCATCGGGTCGGGGCTGACACTTACCGGCACAACCCTCAGCGCATCCGGCGGTGGCGGCGGGGCAGACGGCACGGTTCTTTCGCCCTCGCAGATCACAGCATGGCAGAACAATTACAGCCCGTCCGGCTGGGCTTCCACAGTGGGGGTTCTGCGCATTAACAGCAATCAGTTCCACTTCCTTTCCGGCCTGACGGCCACAACAGACGGCCATACGGTGCGAATATTCAACACCGGCACTTTCCCCATCGGGCTGTATAATCAGAACACAGACAGCACAGCGGCGAATCGCTTCAGCTTCGATGACCACGACGTTATAATTCTGCCACAGAACAGCGTGGAGCTGTACTATGACGGCACGGCTTCGCGATGGTCATTGGCGGCTGGGTGGACATTAAATAGCGAGAGTCAATACGTTTCCAAGTATTGGAACGAGGCCTTCACCACAGCGGGCGATAATCATGGCGCAACCAATGCTCTGTGGCCCGCATCGGGCGGCACGGCCACCGCTTCAGCCGCAGGCGGCGTAACTGGCTCACGGGTTGGTATTGTCGACCTTGCCACAGGCACAGGCGCTACGGGCCGGGCGGCATTTTATCCGTCCGCGACGAATACGGCGATGGCATACAATGACGGGACGGGAAAGAATTACATGGAATTCAGGGCGGAGTTCCGAAGCCCTGCTGCCCTATCGGACGCTACGAATGAATATTTCATCCAAGCCGGTTTCATCGATTCAGTAACCAGCGACTCAAACGACGGCGCGTTTCTGAAATACACGCACAGCTTGAACGGCGGGCAATGGCAGTTTCTGACAGCGGATAACTCAACCCGAACCACAGGCAATAGCACGGTGGCAATGGCCGTGAATACATGGTACTGCCTTCGCGTTGTAATGTACCCGAACGGCACGGCCGAATTTTACATTGACGGCGTAAGCTTGGGCCGAAACACGGCCAACCTGCCAGGCAGTGCCCGCGACTTCAGCGTCGGCATCGTGCTGCGCAAGAACGCCGGAACAACCGCTCGGAATATGCTGGTGGACGGGGTCGGTTATACAGTCGTTAAATATCGAAAATAAAGCAATGGCGAAAATCGCAATACAACCTACAGAGCTTCCCCTTGGATTGGGCACGGCCAATTACATGGAAATCGTAGTCACCTATTCAATCGGTGACGAAACTACCGATTTACAGGTCTACTATTATGACAACCTCGTAAAGCTGAACGTGTCGCCTCAAGTTATCCCTGTGCCTATTGCGGAAATGCAGACATGGGGCTATGACTTCAGCCAGATCGTGGAATGGGTGGCGAATCAGACGGGCGCAGAATTTCCTGAGTGAAAATGAAACCTATCCGATTCTTTCTTGACTCGTTCAAAAACACACCCGGCGGCGCATCGGCACGCAAGCTGACCGCCTTCGCGTTTATGCTTTGCGTGGCATGGGTACATCTTAAATGGGTGAACCATGAAAACGCTATCGCTGCCCTGATTATTGACGTGTCAGCGGCCCTGCTTTCGCTTTCGATAATCACAGCGGAAAACCTCATACGCCTGCGACACGGCGGGAAAGGTGGCGCGGAATGACGCTTGCCGCATTATGGATTCCGGTTCTTGTCTCCATCGTCGGCGGCATCGTGTCTGTCATCGTTGCCATTATCGGCGGCCGCTACCTGCTGCAATCCAAGCGGGAAGAGCGGATTGCGAAAGCCGAAACGAAGGTATTGCGGGAGAGGTTGGAAGACGTGTACAGCATTGCACAGCGGCCACCGGACGGTTACGATTGGCTGGTGATCAATAAGTATACGCACCTCGATAAATTGCACGCGGGATATACGGTGGTCGACCCTGCCCTACAGGAAGAATTTATATCCGATGGCCTCTGCGAGGTGCTGCACCGCAAGCGGGAAGCATGGGGCAAGAAGGTCAGCGAGGTTGCGCGGTTCGTGCCACCTCATGAGGTCAGTCAATACGGCCACCTTATCGGGGCCATGATAGAGGAAGGTTTGCCGTCCTTTCAGATGACAAAGCATATCAGGGACGGCAAAGAGAACATCCGCCGGTTCAATGTGAAGACGGTGCAGGACGGGGTTTTTATCCTGAGCGTGTACGATTTGCACTAAAGGCGTATATTTGCCCTGTCCCTTTCATTCTTCTCAAGGCGGGAGTTGATCCTGCCGCAAAATTGCCCGTAAAAATATTGCGGGCTTTTTTGTTCGGTGAAAAGTAATACCTTTGCTGCGATGAGAGAAATCAAGTATATAGTCATTCACTGCACCGCCACCCCGCAGAGTGCGACCGTGGCAAGCATTCAAAGGTATTGGCGCGAGGTGCTGAAATGGAGAGCCAATGGCTACCACGCAATAATTGCAGCCGATGGAACCGTTACCCGCCTTGCCCCTGATGAGGCTATTTGCAACGGCGTGGCAGGCTTCAATAAGAACAGCCTGCACGTTTCCTACATCGGCGGCGTGGATGCCAACGGGAAACCGCTCGACAACCGCACGGACGCGCAAAAGGCCGCGCTGTTTAGCGTGGTGCAGGCGTGGGCTGAGAAATACCCGACCGCTAAAATCATGGGCCACCGGGATTTCTCCCGCGATCTGAACCGCGATGGCGTGTTACAGCCGTCCGAATGGGCGAAGGCATGCCCGTCGTTCAACGTTAAAAGCTGGTGCGAGGAGGTCGGCCTTAAACACAACCGATGAAACAATCAATTAAAGACAAGTATTCTATAAAGCCTGTTGATGCCTTTCATTGCAAAGAATGGCTTCTTTACAAGCATTATGCAAAACGTGTTCCGAGTATAGAGTACTCATTTGGATTGTATCAAAATGAAGTTTTGATAGGAGTTTGCACATTTGGATGCCCGCCAAGAGTAATGAATAATGGGGAAAGTGTTTTTATAAATTACAGAGTAAAAACATTGGAGCTTAATAGGCTGTGCGTAAATGATGGCTTAGAAAAAAATGTTCTTTCTTATTTTGTTTCAGGCTCTTTAAAATACCTTCCTAAGCCTTGCTGCATTGTATCCTATGCTGATTTTACATTCGGCCACAATGGGTACATATATCAGGCTACAAATTGGATTTATACGGGGCTAAACCAAATTCACGAAAGGCAGGTTTTTTACAATGGCAAAGAAGTGCATCCTCGTACCGCCTGTTCAATGGGTTTTACATCCATGACTGAATGGGCGGCAAAAGATAAAAATGTTACATTGGGTGACTACACCAAAAAGCATAGGTATTTTATGTTCATTGGAAACAAAAAAGAAATACAAACCATGAAGCAAGATTTAATATATCCCGTGCAAGAATACCCAAAAGGCCAAAACAAAAAATACGATTCAAGCTACACCCCTACCGTACAGACAACATTATTTTAGCAATGAGCAAACCCAAACGCAAACCCAACCGCGCCCAGCGGTTCCCGGAAACAGGCATCGAGCGTACAAGTATGTGCGTGCCAAAGGGCTACCGCGCCCGCTGCCTGAAGGTGGCGAAGGCCGCTGTGGATAAGGAGTATCAGACAATTATCACCGAAAACCAAACCAAACACAAATAGACCAATGAGTAAAATTATCCAAGACTACGCCCGCATGGAAGCGGAACACGAAGCAATCACAAGCCCCGCGCATTACAAGGTCTGCGAAGGACTGGATGTCGTGGATATGATTCGCGCCGTGCTGACCCCTGAGCAGTTCAGCGGATACTGCCTCGGAAACGTCATCAAGTACCGGATGAGGGCCGGGAAGAAAACCATGAGTCCGATGGAAGACCTTGGAAAGGCCCATGTGTACGAGACCTGGCTGGCAGAGATGGAAGGGGGTGAAGATTGAATATCCTATTGATTTACCTGACATATCTCGCGACTGTGGCATGGTGCATGATACTGTCGAATGTGCTTCTTTATTTTGAAGAAGGCGAATGGCCGGAATGGTTTTGGCAGATAAAATGGTTTATAATTTTAGCCTGTGTCGGCATTGCGTTTATACCCATTGCAATTTTACTAAACCTACTTAAGCCATGAAACGCATCCTTATCGCCTCAGCCATCGCCCTGCTGCTGATCGGATGCAGCACCGAACGCCAATGCGCCCGCGCTGCGAAGCGATGCGCGCACCTGTGGCACTCAGATACCGCATGGGTGCATGATTCAATAACCATCGAACGCACGCTAACCGATACCCTGTTACGCTGGCAGACATTGCGAGAGCGGGACACCGTGACCATCAGAGACGGCCGCGCTACCGTGCGGATAGTGCGCCTACCTGGTGATTCGATCTGGGTGCAAGGCGAATGCGGTGACACGGTTATAAGGTACGTCCGGCAGGTAGTGACAAATCGAATTGAGCAGCCGCGCCCGTGGTGGTATTGGTGGCCATTGTGGGTGCTTGGGTTCATCGCATTGCGGCAATTTGCGGTGTGGGTATTGCGGAAGCTGTAAATCTTTCCCGCTGTAAATCAATCACTTACCGCAGTTACCCAAAAATAATGCACATTTTTTTTGCGCAGGGTATTGCGGATGTCGTGAATAGTATTACCTTTGAATCATGGAAACGAACAAAACACAACAGATGCGCAGCAAGGTGATGAAGGCTGCATGGACAAGCTTCCGCTCAGGTAAAAGCAAGACCTGGAGCGAATCACTCCGCAGCGCATGGGCTTGGGCTAAGCGTACACTGGTTGAGAAATACCGCTCAATTATGACCATCCGCGAATCGGAGAAAGCAGTAGCTATCAATGTCTACTTTGAATGCCTGCACACCGAGCGCACCGTAACTCGCATGGCGTGGATTCCAAAGAGCCTGCTGCACAATGGCTGTGTTCCCGAATGGTTCTTGACCAAGAAAGTGAATGAGCTTGCAGAGCAATTTGCAGGCTACAACAGCCGTCTCAATTGGTACATCAATTAATTACACCTATGGAAAACCAATACTTCACCCACGGCCCGAACTGCGCATACATCGTGCGCCCTGACGGCACAGCGACCTATTACGGCGATTATCCCGGCACAGGTAAGCAGGAGATTAGCAATTACAGCACCAACGTACTGCACGACCTGAACGACCTTCAGCCCTGCGACCTTGCCACCTTCACCGAAATTAAATGGCGCGTAATCAACAAGATGACGGAAAGGGGCGCGATATGAAAAACGAAACATCATTCACCCGCTGGCAGCGGTATATCCGCATCCAACAGATTCGCCTTGCACACGCATTGCAGCTTGCAGGGGAGCGCAGGGAGTACGGCCCGCAATCCAGGAAGGAGGCCGCGAAATGACAGGCGTTGTAGTATTCCTCGGATTGGGGGCGTTCTTTGCCATACTGCTTTTGGCTGACATTTTCGGATCCTATGCCAAGCGGCGGAAAGGGCGCAAAGGATGGTGAGCCTTACTGACCGCGAGCTTAAGCTGCACGCGGCTGCTGTGGAGCTGGTGGCAGATGTGATGGCCATACCAGTCGAGGCGATAATGAGCCGGCGTAGGTTTGCGCCGCAAGTAGAAGCGCGGGCGGTGTGTATG